GTGGCAACAGACCCGAGGCGCAAGAACGGGGCTAGGCGCAACGCTATACGCAAGCGCATCGCTTCACTTGGTTTGCCTTGTGCTTTATGTGGTGCGCCTATTGATTACACCCTGGGGGCGGGAGAGCCTCTAAGCTTTGAGGTCGATGAGATCGTTCCCGTTTCTCTTGGTGGAAACCCGCTTGATATATCTAATTGTCAGCCCGCTCATAGACACTGCAATTTAAAGCGATCGAACATGACGATGCAGCAATGGAGATCACGAGAAGCAGCAACAAAGGCGCGCCAAGCACCGAATAAAACAACGACACAATGGTAACGGAAAAGCGCAGGAAAAAACACGTGTGCATGATGCCGAGGCTCGCGTGACCACGGGGGTCTTTTTATAAGGCTCACCCAGGCAAGCTCGGCGGTACACGGCTTATCTCTCCCCGAGTATTTTTTATCTAAGAAAGTATTGTTTATGCTGCTAGATGATATCAAACCTTATGGCAAAAACGCAAGGCACAATAAGCGTGCAATTCCCGCGGTGGTCACGTCATTGTCGCGGAAAATGTCAAAGGTAAAGTTCGGTATTTTGACCCGCAGATTGGAAAAGAGTATAACCCGAAAACTCTTCTAAGAGGAACAGTGCGCAGCACTGTTGATATAATGAGAACAGACAATCTGCGTATGAGTAGCAGAATCACAAAATCGGTATGGACTGAAGGGACGCAAAAATGACACTTGAAGACGCAATAAAGCTTGCCAACGAGAAACGCGACGATTTTAAGCAGTTTACTCATTGGGAAGAGTGCGAACATGCCTTTGTTTTTTCGATTCCCGGGAATTGCGCGGATGGTGGCTTTACGGCACCGTTTATAATCTGGAAAGATGGTTCGATTGACTATTCCTATGCAGGGGCAATGTTTGATGACACGCTTGGCGATGATGTCGCAGAAGGAAAGCTTAACTAAGGCGAACACAACCGTAGATATTTTCATAATGAGAATGGGCCAAAGGCATTCGCTGCACATTTGACCGACAAAGAAAGACAAATGATTGACAGAGTTCTTGAACAATGGCAGAATTATACATCGTAATGGGTTGTCGTATAGGAGGAGTACGCCTTGTTGGAGGAGACTCCGGTGCAAATCCGGGCGCCCATTACTCCAACCGCCCACATGGGCGGTTTTTTTATTACAGGGAGCATCATGGATAAAAAAAGATATTGAAACGCTGCAAAGCTTGCTTGAAACGCAAAGTATACAGGCGTTAGAGCAGGCGCTGACAATAGCAACGCTTAGGCTTAAAATTAAAGCCACGAAAGATGAGGTTAATAATTTAAAACAAAGGCTTGCAAGACGAGCCTAGAGCATCGGAGTAAATATGGATTTTCCCATATGCGACAGATGCTATATGCGTGAAGCAACTATATCAAGAATAGCGCAGTATAACGAAACACCTACATGCTCAAATTGCGGAAAGACATTTGAAGGCGCAAAGGTGACAATTAAGCATAGATGTAACTTCAGCGCGTATTTTCCTGACGGGCCATACAGTCACTAACGCTAAGACACACAGCTTTAAATCTAAAACGGGCTTTTACAGGCTCGTTTTTTATTACACAAGATTATCGACACTACCAGGAGGCGTATATGGCAAAGCTTAAAAAACCCGCCTCAATCGCAAAAGATGAATTCAAGTCGCAAAAGTTCGATGAGCTCACCCAAGGCAGAAACTTCACGGCCTCAGACATACCAACGCTTGCGATGCTGTGCCATTGGCACCAGATCGCCCAGCAATGCATCGACGACATGCAAACCCAAGACGGCATACAAGTCGCGTACATGAACAAGCTTGACGATCTGAAAGCATTGCCACAAATCGCTGTCCTCAAGCAAGCATCCGCAGAAATTAGAGCCTTAAACAAGCAGCTAGGCATCAACGACCAAGCGCAAAACCAAGACAAGAAGAAGACCAAAAAAGCAAGCCTTTTAACGCTTGTCGTCAAGGATAGAGCCAAAAAATCAGGAGGAGCGTAAAAACCTATGAAGGCAAGCCAGAAGCCAACCTTTGAGCGAGTGGGTAACTATTCGTACACGGACGGCGATATGGCAGCAAAGCTTGCAGCGGAGTTTTTTGGCGAGCCGCTTCCGTGGCAAAAACACGTCTTGAACATCTTTTTAGCCAGAAAAGATAACGACAAATATGCGTTTCCGACCGTGGCCTTATCGGTTCCTCGTCAAAATGGCAAAAGTTGGGATATCAGAGCACGCGTGTTTTACGGCATCATCGCAGAAGGCGAGAAGGTCTTATATACATGTCAGCATGGAGACACTGCAGACGAGATGTTTAAAGCCTTGTCAGAGCCTTTTGAAGACGAGGAAAACGAGGAGCTGCACGAGCTTTTACGAGCTGTTCGCAAGACAAACGGACAACAAGCTATATATCTTAACAATGGCGGCGTAGTGCGCTTCACAACGCGTACCAACAGCCTCGCTCGTGGTAAGACATACTCACTTTTGGTCTACGACGAAGCGCAAGACTTGACGCGTGCACAACAAGAAGCGTCACGCCCTGCAATCCGCGCAGCGCATAATCACAACCCGCAAGTAATATATGCGGGAACTCCTCCCAACGGCGAAGGCACAGGAGACGTATTCAACACACTTCGTCAAAGCGTACTCAAAAAGAAAAGCAAAACAGCGTGGATCGAGTGGAGCATCGACAAGCTCACCGACCCGCAAGATAAAAAAGCGTGGTACAAGACAAACCCCTCACTGGGTGTACTTGTCGATGAAGAAACGTTTGCATCAGAAGCACAAGACATGAGCCTTGAAGGCTTTAATCGCGAGTGCTTAGGTTTTTGGTCACCAGAATATAGCGCAGAGCCTGCAATTCCGCCGCAAGTGTGGAAGGGTTCATCAATTGACGCAATCGGCGACAATTACAGCAAAAAAAACGGCATTCGGCATCAAGTTTTCAGCCGATGGCTCACGTTATGCCTTATGCGGAGCAAAGCTCGACAAGAACAGAAATGTGGCCGTCGAGCTTGTCGAAGAAGGCACAACAGAGCGCGGCACTCGCACGCTTGCAGAAGCGCTTTACGACAGACGCAGCCAAGCGGCAGGCGTTGTTATTGACGGGCAATCAGGAGCAGCTGCGCTATGTGACAACTTGTTTAGCTTGAAGGCACCGAAAGGCTACATTGTGCGACCTCGGGCAACAGATGTAATTGATGCAGCTTCAGCGTTTTTAGACGGCCTTAAAGACGGCACAATAAAACATACCGTAGATGAAAAACAACCCGCCTTAGCAAACGCAGCCAAGATAGCAACAAAGCGCCCCATTGGCGCTCGCGGCGGCTGGGGCTTTGGTGGAGATGCAATAGAAATAGAAGCAGCAACGCTAGCTGTTTTCGCAGTTAAAAATATTCGACGAAATCCGAAGAGACGGCAGATGGCACTATGATTTTGACTGATGAATTTTACAGGGCAATTCCTGAAACCTATCGCCAAAAAACAAAAGATATGTTCGCAAAATGGCAATTCGTACAGACACGAAATCAAGATCTTACTAACCTTTATCGCATGGACAGAGCGGTGAAGCTTTTAGATGTGGTCGATATGCCAGAGCAGGTGCGCCAAGTATCGTGTGTTATGGGCTGGGCAAAAAAGGCAGTAGACGTAATGGCAAAGCGCTCGAAGTTCGACGGCTTTGTATTTGCAGGCAAAAACGATACCGTACTTGATCGCATGGTAAAAGATAACGCTTTGCTTAATCTATACGACAAAGCATGTACGGCAAGCTTAACGCATGGCGTAAGCTGCTTTACCGTCATGGCGGGCACTAAAAACCAGCCTAAAGCCGTTGTGCGGGCGTTTTCAGCGCAGCAGTCGTGTGTACTATGGGACAAAGACAAAGCGCGCGCTAAATGCGGTGTGGTGCTTGCTTCAACCGACCGAAAAGGCGCACCAGACAAATACATCATTCATTTTTCAGATGCGGTTCTTACGATGCAAAGAGCGGGGCGGTCATGGTCGTGTGCTTATGAACACAACCCGTTTAACACACCCTTGATTATTCCTATGGCATATGATGCAGATCTTGACAGACCTTTAGGGCATTCTCGTATTACGCCCTCGATTATCTCGATTATTGATAAAGCCATGCGAGATGTGCTTAACATGGACGTGGCAAGCGCGTTTTATACCTATCCTCAACGTTACATGTTAGGACTTGACCAAAACGTCATACAGTCGCCTACCAACAAAGACGAAAACGGCAACTACCCCGAAGGTTCAAAATCACGAATGGACTTATATCTCGGACGAATCCTGGCACTATCCAAAGACGAAGATGGAGACATACCGCAAGTAGGGCAGTTCGAGCCGATGGACATCTCGAACCTGACGCGCATGTTTGAAAACGACGCACAGCGCTTCTCAGGAGAATCTAACGTTCCTTTAGGGCAGTTAGGCGTGCTTAGCAATACATACACATCATCAGATGCGCTAGGAGCTGCTAACAATCCTTTAATTTTAAACGTTGAGCACATGAACCGAACGAACGCGCGGGTTTTAGAAGATATTGCACGTTTTATGATGGCGATTAATGAGGGGTGTTTGCTCGAGGATCTGCCTGACAACAAAAAAGACGTACAAGCTTTATTCAAAGATCCGTCAAGCCCAACAATATCTGCAACCGCAGACGCATGGACAAAGATCGCCGCAGCCGACAAAGCAATCGTAGGCACACAAGTGTTTTACGAAAACATGGGCCTTGCAAAAGCAACTATTGATCGCCTTGAGGCACAAAAACAAGAAAAAGAAGTGGCGCAGCAGCTCGCAGAGCTCGGGCAGCTTTTAGGAAATGAGACCAAACAGTGATTGATAATGATCTGTATAAACAACATCTAGACAGCTTAGCTGGGATGGATAAGTTTATCAGAGCAGAAGTTGCGTTTAGAATCGACCTCGCAAATTCAGCGCTCAAACGCGGCATATCTCTTACACGCACAACACAAATGCTGTATCAAGACCTTGCTCTTGGGCGCGTCAGAAACAAAAAGATAGCCTCGAGTATAGCGCTCAAGTTTTACAAAAAGCAACGCGAGGCATATGGCGCCACAGATGGGTTTGAGCCTACATATTTAGGCGACGTTCCTGACCAATGGCTATTCGAAGACTTCAAAAAGACGTTAGTGGCACATAAAGATGGCACAAACGTTGACTTTGATGGCATGAAAAACGCGCTTGGGGGCCGCATGGCTCACTATGCGCTAAAAGCTGTTGATGCGACCATAATCGGAAATGCACAGCGAGATCCGCTTCACCCAAAGTGGGCATTTGTTCCGCATATCGGGGCGTGTGCATGGTGCATCATGATCGGTTCTCGTGATTTTGATTTTAAAAGCGAAAAAACCGCATCCGCAGAACGTCACCCTGGATGCACTTGTCCGGTCGTGGCAGACTTTGACACCAAAAACCCGCATCTGGAAGGCTACGACCCCGAAGGCATGTGTGCACGCTTCAAGGGCATTGCTGAGCTTTTGGGTATTGATGGGCATTCAGACGAAGACTGGCACCGCATGGTTAAAGAGGCTGAGTTTTTCGATCGAGAATGGCTACGAACAGGAAAACCTTTTACGCCAACATACGAAAGCAAAGAGGCGGAAGCATTCAAGGCAAAAGACCCTGATCATCCGCTTGAGTTTAGGACGGCAACAGCTATGGCAAAAAGAGGGCTTGCAGCAGTGTTTCGCATCGACGAGGTGCAAGACCCAAAAAATAAAGGGATTACATATGGATACGCTGATTTAGTTTCTGGTGTTGAGATCAAGAATTTAAGCACCGCGGGATCTGAGCAAACGGTGGATAAGCACGCTCAGCGGACCAAGAAAAAGCGAGGGTTTAAGCGGGTGTGTTTTGATTTTAGCGAAAATGAAGGCTTCACAGACGAACGCGCCAGGGCAGCGGTGGCGCAAGCCGTAAGAAATCGAAATCTTAACGGCGCATACATGGTGAACCACAAAGGGGAGATCGAGTTTATTCCGCATAGCAAATAAAAAGGCAAACCCACACCTCACAACTGAAGATTAGGCTTGCCTCTTTAGGGGAAGTATACCACATTCTCACCAATCCATACACCATTGTTGACTTAAGGCGCAGACGTGCGCCTTTTTTCATATTTACCGTGTGCAGCGGGTAACTGCATACAACTGTATTCACAGGACACACCGCATAAAGCGGGGAAAGGTTGGACACATGGCAAATGAAGCTACCAACACCAACGCGGACACTCAAGAGCCGCAAGAAAAAGAGGCTCGCACTTTTACACAAGACGAAGTAAACGAGCTTGTTGGTAAAACGCGCAAACAGGTACGCGAAAAATACGCCGATTACGAAGAACTCAAAGCGAAAGCGCAAAAGTTTGACGAGACGGCGCAGGCCAGCAAAACAGAGCTTGAACGAGCACTTGAACGTGCACAAAAGGCAGAAAGCGCACTTGAAGCCGCTAAAACGCAACAAGAGCATCAAAGGCTTGTTCTTCAGGTCGCAAAGCAGGCGGGCGTACCCGCGGATCTTTTACATGGCAAAACCGAAGAAGAGCTAACCGAAAACGCACAAAGCCTTAAAAGCTGGTACGAATCGAAAACGCCAAACTACCCAACCGACAAAGGAGCAGGCACCACTGCTTCTATGACAAAAGACGACATCATGGATATCAAAAACACAAAAGAGCGCTTGCTTGCAATCGCACGCAATCGCTCGATGTTCGAGTAAAGGAGAGCTTTTATTATGGCTACACTGGACAATACTATTACTTCTGCTGATCTTGCTTTTGCGCAGGATATCGAGCTTATCGCAAAGTTTACGGGAGAGTTTTCTCGTCTGGCTTCTATTTTGGGCACCGCAGACGTGCAGCCTTTGGCTGCTGGCACCGCCCTTTATCAGTACAAGGTATCGGGCACACTTGGTGCAGGGCAGACTGCTGAGGGTGACGAAGTACCCTTGAGCAAGTACACGCAGACCAAGACCGCCGTTGGTGATCTTCAACTTAAGGCTTACCGCAAGCTTACGACCGCACAGGCGGTGCTTAAGCACGGCTACGAGGCGGCAGTTGCCAAGACCGACCGCAAGATGGTGGGAGACGTCCGCAAGGGCATTCTCAACGACTTCTTTGCACTTCTGGCTAAGGGCACGGGTAGCGCTTCTGCTAAGAGCTTTAAAGCAGCGCTCATTCAAGCAAACGCAAGGCTCAACGATTCCATGGACACCACAGGAGACGCGTTAGAAAACCCCGTTTTCTTTGCAAACTACCTTGATTACGCCGACTGGGCCGCAGATGCAGAAGTACACAACGACGGCGCAGGTTCTGTATTCGGCTTGCGTTACATTACCAACCTTGCAGGAGTTGTTGGCACCGTCATCTTCAGTTCGCAGGTTCCCGCAAAGACCATTTACGCAACCGATTCGTCGAACCTGCATGTATACACCGTTGATTTCAACGAGCTTGCGGCTTCTGGTCTTCAGTACACCACCGATGAACAGGGTCTTATTGGTGCTTCTCACGCGCCTGCCTACAACCGTGTGTCTTGCGAGACCAACATCGTCACGGGCACGATAATGATCCCCGAGGTAACCAATTACATCGTTAAGGCGACCATTTCCGCCAAGTAAAGCATCTATCCGAAACACAGGCGGCCTTGCAGTGTGCAGGGCCGCTTTTTGGTTATAAGGCTATTTCATGAACATTTACGCAACAGTCGAAGATTATCGAGCCTTTACCGATGACGAGCAGACGCCCGCCAAAAAAATTGAGCTTTACTTGCGCCAACAATCCGCAAAGCTAACCGCGGCAGCAAACATTAAAAGCGAGCTTTCAGAAGAAGCGCAAAGCCTTGCATGCGAGAACCCCAGCGCTCGATATCTTTGCGTTTGCTGTGGTGTATGTACGGGTTTTTGAGTTCAGCGCAAATGTGGCGCATTAAACCGCGATAGCTTGTAAGCGTATTGAGGGTAATGTCAGCAAGCTTTTCGCGGTGGCGAAAATACTCTTCAGCGTAAGTATCAAGCTTATATTTATCTTGCAGGAAGTCTTCTTCTGAAGACGCAGCGGCATTGAATAAGGCGGCAGCTTCACTCATCGCGTCTCGCTTGTTGGTCGCCTTGAGCGCTCGTGTTTTGCGTCTATAGGCTCCGTCAACAGAGCAGTTAAGGACTGCATAAAAGCCTTTGTTCTCGCCTCGTCTATCCCAAACGCGATAACCCGTAAAAGCGACCTCTTCCTCAGCCAT